GTCATGTACCCAAACAACCCGGCCGCAGAAGTGTCCAAACTGGAGTTTTTCCGGCCGGACGGTTCTGCCGACCTAAAGATTTTGGAAAAAGCTCTGCGCGATGCAGGGCTGTCCAAAAAAGATGCGGTCGCTGCCGCATCTACGTTTAAGAAAGTTCTGGAGCAGCGCGACGCTGTGCCGGCACCTATTGAACCTGCGCCGAGTCAGAGCGAGTCTGATGCGGAAGCGACCAACGAACTCCTAGCAGCTCTTGAGCAGCGGGAACTCATCAAGTATCTATCTACGAGGATCAAATGAAAGAGATTATCGAAAAGCTGGACGCCATTGAGGCATCCACCAAAGAAACCGCCAAGGTAGAGGCCGTTGCCGCTGCTGAAGCGATCAAGACCGAATTCGCCGAAAAGGTTGCCGCACTCGAGGCCAAGATTGCCTCTGTGCAAGCGCCCGCGATTATTCGCCCCATCGCCAAGACCGTTCGCACCGACGTCAACCGCGCCGTGCGTGAGCAGCTTTCCTCCTTCTACAAAGGCGGCAAGATGCTTGAAAAAGAGCTGTCCATGTTTGCCGACGAGTCGCAATACCATGCCTATCTGGCAGAAGCCTCGGCGCTGACCGCCGGCGGTGACGGCAAGGGCGGTCGGACTGCCTATGACCCGGTGTTTGTCGCTTTGCGTCTGCGGAACCCGCTGCGCGGCGTGTCTCGCACCGTGGCCACCGATGGCTCGTCCTACCAGTTCCGCGTCAAGACCGGTAACGCTGGCGCTCAATGGGGCTACGCGATTCAGAACAACGGCGCGTCTACCACGGAAGATACGAGCATTTGGCAACTGGTGCTGAAGGACATTAACGTTCAGTTCCCGATCCGTACCGCCGCGCTGGACGACATTGACGGCCTTGAGGCAAACGTCGTTGACGATATGCTGGCCGAATTCGCCCAGGCTGAAGCTCAGTCGATGATTAGCAACAACGACCAATCCGGCACAGGCACCTCGGTGGCTACCGGCGGCGCTGACGGCTTGCGCGGTCTGGACCAATACGCGGGTAACAATGCCACGTATACCGGCGGCACGACCTCTACCCCGTCGTTCGGCTCTTCTGGCACCGGCTCCTCCAGCGGTCTGCACAACCTGGCCACCTACGACCAGCTCACGACCAACGCGAACACGGTGGGCGCTAATAACATCTCCTACAAGGACGTTATTAATTTCATCTACGCGCTGCCGCAGCAGTACTGGACCCCGGACGCCAAGTTCGTGATTAGCCCGATCCTGCTCAACGCCATTCGCGCGCTGACTGACGACCAGAAGGCACCGATCTTCAACCGCGTTGAAGGTCTGAGCGTTGACGGTATCGTGGGCCAGTTGCTCGGTTTTGATGTGGTGGTTAACAAGTATCTGGACACCCCGTCGCAGACCACCACCGGCGCAGCAGGCACTACCAGCCTCTATCCGATGTACTTTGCCGATTGGTCGCGTTTCCACACCATCGTGGACCGCCTCAATATGGTGATGCGTCGCTACGACCAGACCCTGCCTGGATTTATCACCTTCTACGGTGAAAAGCGTCTGGCCACCTCGGTTCGTGACCCCAACGCCGGCGTGCGCTATCGCTCCACCGGCACCGCGACCTGATGAAACGGGGAGGGCTAATCACCCTCCCCTTTCCAGTTTCACCTAGGAATTTCAAATGACCACGACTACCGAAAAAATTCTAGACGGCATCAAACGGGCCATTCACGAAGGCGGCAAACAGAATATTGATCTGCGTGAAGCCTCGGCGATTACCGGCTCGGGTTCTGGTGTCGGTGGTAATGTAGTTTTCGACGATGCGTTTGCCGCGCTGCGGTACGCCAACCCGTTTCGCATGGGTTCCCGGCAAATCACGGTCGCTGGCTCTGATGCTCAGTTCGTCGCCAAGACCGGTAACGCCGCAAACAGCACTAATCCGTGGGGCTACACGTTCACGCCCAACACCGGCTCGCCCAATATCGACACGACGATCTGGCAATTGCCGGTGCGCGTTGTCGTGGCCCAGCTCCCCATCCGCACGGCTGTTTTGTCCGACGTCAACAACCTGCCGCAAACGCTGGTTGAGGACATGATGCTGGAGTTTTCGAGTCTTGAGGCCGCATCAATGGCGACCAACAACGACCAGGCCGGCTCTACGACCAACTCTACCGGCGCGACCAGCGGTTTGCGCGGGTTGAATTCGTACACCAGCGCCGCAACGAGCGCGTTCGGCACCTCGGGCACGGCCATTACCAACGGCATTCACAGCATCGCCACGGTGTCCCTTGGCGGCGTCACGGTGACCTATAACAAGATGGTGGACATTGCTAAGGCGCTGCCTTCGCAGTATTGGTCCCTACCTGGGACCGCCTGGCACATTTCGCCCGACCTAATTCTGGCGCTGCGCCAACTCAAAGACACGCAAGGTCTGCCGCTGTTCCTCGAGATCGGCGACAAAGACGGCGCGTCGATTGGTAACGTGTTCGGGTTCCCGGTGATCCCTAACCCGTACCTGTCTGCCGCGTTCCCGATCTATCTTGCCAACTGGCCGCGATTCTTTACTATCGGCGATACCGAGCAGTTCAACGTGCAAATGTACGAACAGACCGCGCCCGGTTTCGTGACCATGTACGCCGAAAAGCGCGTCGTCAGTACCGTTCTTGACCCGTTCGGTGGTGTGCGGGCCAGCGCTGCTTGAGGTAACGAATGAGCGCAACTGACTATGTGATGGGTTACCCCTTCGCTGGGGTAACGCGCAATCCGTTCAACTACGTCAAGGTTGAGCAGATCGACCGCGACGTCGTGACGCCGTGGCTCACGCTGGACGAAATCACGCAGCAGATTAACCTCTACCAAGACGAGAGCCAGGACGTCTACCTTAAATCGCTAGAGCTGGCCGTGCGCCAGGCCGTCGAGGACTATTTGGGAATGAGCATTTTCCCGGTGTCCTACCGTGTCTATTACGGCGGAGAAAGCCTGGTAGCGTCGCCTTGCTGCCTTGATCTACCCGAGGTAAGCCAGAACCAGTACCCCAGCCAACCCGGTCTGACGATTGACGCGGTGCGCTACTACAACAGCAACGTGCCGGCCACGCTGACCACGATTGCCGCGTCGACCTACCAGTACGACCCAAGCGGTAACAAGCTGATGTTGCAGGCATTGCCGAGCGATGTGAATAGCAACATGACCGCGCCGATCATGGTCGATTATTCGACCGTGGCGAACCCGTTGCAGACCTACCCGGTAATCAAGCAGGCGGCGCTGTTGCTCTATACGCACCTGTACAACAACCGCAGCAACACCACGGCGGTCAACCTGCGCGACATTCCGTTTGGGTTCAATCAGCTACTGCGACCCTATAAGCCGCTGGTGATGTAATGGCGATCACGCGCTACGAGAACATCTCGGTCAACAACCTAGCGTTTGCCAAGAGCGATTTTGGCGAACAGACCACGACGCAATCGTTGTGGTTTGGGACGCGGGCCGTGATTCATTCCGTGGCAAACAGCGTCAAGATCGCCGAAAAGTACCGCGTCTATTCGGACATTGTGCAGATGACGTTGAACTACACACCCAACGTCAAAACGATTATTGACAATCAAAACGCCTATTCGATCACCTGGCGCGGGTTTGATTGGCGAATCGACAACGTGCGCGAGAGCGACGACCGCATGAGCGCGACGCTCCTTTGCGTTCGCAACGACCCGGTGGTGGCGGTCTAAATGGCAACGCAGCAAAGCCCGATTCAGTACGGCAAGGCGATCCAGTACCAGCTACAGCAGATCGTCACGCCGGTGCCGGTCTATGCGGCGTTTAACCGCAACTTTGCGACCCAGCCTAAGTTCATCACTTGGATGCTTCGCAACGTCCACCAGCCGGTGTACACGGGTCAGATTCAGTCTGTAAAGGGCATTGACCGGCCCATCTTTCAGATCAATATTTTCACGCAACAGATTGAGGATGGTTTCACCATTTCCAATCAAATACTACAATCCTTGCACGGTTACAGCGGTCTGTTTGGCGGCGTGACAAACGGCTTTTACATCTCAAAAGCCGACGTCATGTGGCTATACAACAGCTATGACAACGAGGACAAATTGGCGCAGGTCTATCTGGACTGCACGCTGGACATTCCAACATAAAACACTCGTTCAATCCAACGGAGATTTATCATGGCCCTGCCCAATAAAGTTTTGCCCGGTTTTAGCGCAGCTCTGTACTGCCAGCCGACCTCTACGCCCACGCCGCTGACCGTGGCGCAACTGTCGCTTGTCGCCAGCGTGTCGCCCATCGCCGTTTCCGGCAACCTGCTGCCTGTTGAGGCAATCCCGGCGTTCGGCCAGGATGACGCGATGGCGAATTTCTCGGTCGCTGGCTCTCGCCAATCCGACAAGATTCCCACGCAGTCGGCGCCTACGTCTATGACGATCACGGCCGCATGGAACCCAAGTGACGCTAACCTGCTGCTGATGCGCGGCGACGCTTACAACGGCACCGTTGACCGCACGTTCGTTATCTCGGCGACCGACGGCACCAATATCGTCTACTACGCTTTCAACGGTCGCGTGTCGCAATTCCAAATCGACGCCCAACCCGGTGCCGAGGCGAAATGCGTGTTTACCGTGCATCCGCGCGGCAATCAATACGGCTGGTCTAACAACGCCTAAGAGGTGAAACATGGCTCTCCCCAATAAAGTTCTTCCCGGTTTTAGCGCCGCGCTGTGGATGCAATCCGCAGCTACCCCTACGCCCCTGACGACCGCCAACTTGTCGGTTTGGTCGGCGCAGGTTGCCACCATCGTTGGCACAGCCGCTGGCGGTACTGGTGCGGCCGGTGTCGCGGTTCCCGTTGAAGCGGTGCCCGCCTTTGGCCAGGACGATGCGGTCGCCAACTTCGCGGTGGCCGGCTCGCGTCAGTCGGACAAAATTCCGACCCAATCCGCGCCGACCTCAATGACGATTACCGCCGCCTGGAACCCGTCCGACACGGCCCTGCTCCAAATCCGTTCAGACGCCTATAACGGGACCGTAGACCGCACTTTCGTCGTG